TGTTTTCGACATACAGCTTTATACATGTTATGATCCCCGACAAGTTCGAGTTCGTCGTTTTGAACGATACGTTTCGTAAATGGACCGTGTGTTCCGTCCATACACTCCATACACATCGCCGATATTTTAAACACTTTATCGGCGAGAGGGACACAATCTATGAGTTCGCCAAACTTTCTCTGTTTATAATCCCCATCGAGTCCCGCGAGTAAAATAGTTTTACCCGAGTCGAGAACCTTTTCGACAAACTGTTTAAGTCCCGTAAAAAACTGAGCTTCGTCGATGGCTATAACATCGACGTCTGAAAAATCAACATCGTCGAGTACATCTGTCTTTATACACTCGAAACGGGCGTTATCGTGCGTGCGTAAAACGTCCTCGGAGGCACGCGTATCCTTTTTTGAATTTATGACGAGAATACGTTTACCGATAACTTTGTATCGTTTTAAACGTCTGATAAGTTCGGACGTTTTTCCCGAAAACATGTTACCCATAATAATCTTCAGACTCATTTATATGTATACATCATAATTTTTTAAATTGTTTTAAAGAAATTGAACATAGTATAATAAAACATGGAAACACTCAGAATTAAACGGTTAACTCTCGACGCCACTTTACCGACGCGCGCCTCGCCTGGTTCGGTCGGGTACGATTTATACAGTATTGAAAACATGACAATTAATGCGTGCGAACGTGGTATTGTAAGTACGGGTATTTGTGCAACGATCCCCAAAGGTGTATATGGACGTATCGCACCGAGATCGGGTCTAAGTGTAAAACACGGTATCCAAACGGGAGCCGGTGTAATTGACCCAGATTATACGGGTGAATTGAAGGTTATCTTGTTTAATCACGGGAGTGAATCCTTTGAAATTAAACAAGGCGATAGAATCGCACAATTGATTTTGGAGAAGTGTGAAACACCACTTATTGAAGAGGTCGATGAATTGAAAGAGACGAAACGTGGTGAACGTGGTTTTGGATCTTCGGGTAGGAACTAAATTAGTTACCGAACGCGATACCCCCCATACCATTCTTAATCCTGAGAATGTTATAGTTGACCGCGTAGGCGCGTAAATCAACCGGTGGAACCTCATTAAGATTATCAGGATTAATAGTCGTCGGACCATTAATAGTAATCTTTGCGTTATCGATTCTTGAAAAGTTCAATGTTCCCGATGGTTGTGACTTGTTCATGGTAAGACAGAATGGCCATGTTGCAACTGGTTCAGAATCAAGTGTTGGTGAAAGAATCGAACAGTGTCTCGATGGAACGACTTTGTTATGATATTCATACGTCATATTTTCAAAGAGTGCTGTACCATTAATGTACATCGAAGCATCAGTAAATGTATACTCTTTTCCTAAAATTGTGGAAGAGGCAATGTGTACGGCTTTAACTGGGTGGTTAAAGTATGTAAGATCGACCGTCGTATCAGTTAGGGACATTGGTTGGTATTGTGTTTGGGTAATGAGAAGTTCGTGTTCACCAGTCGCAAAAAATTCGCGTTCTTCTGTGTCGAGGTACACGTATGACCCATATACCTTTGGTGTATCAGCATTATTAAAACCCGGTCTTACTTTAATTCTAATTTCAACTTCGTGGTATTGAAGACCGACGAGTGGGAGTGATTTTGTCCAATCTTCACTGAAAAAGAATGGAATGATGTAACTCCCCGAACTTGAATTCTCACCAATGTCTTTGGTCGTCACGACACTCGTCGCCTTCGCTTGAGATTCATTATAGAGAACGTTATGAACACCGGCAATAAAAAGAGAATCTAATTTAGTCACTTCCTGACCTCCGATATAGAGAGTAAACTCGGTAGCTGTGTTCGCGGAGTTATATAAAGACCCATCTGTATTACCTGATGCGTTTATTCCCGCCGCTTCGATCCAAATATAACTCAAAAGGTCGCCCTTCGAGCGGATCGGGATAATAACTTCGTTGTTCGCGGCGAATGTACCAATATAATCCAATCTTTCAGGTTTAATGGCGAAGTTCGTGTGACGTTTATAGTTTTGTCTAAAAAAAGAGACTTCTGGGTTTCCCGTGATATAGACATCCTGGGCACCGATGGAGACAAGGTCAATCAAGGCAGCTGACATATTTACTACTATACGATATTAAAAAAATCCGGCGATAACGAAGTAAGATAAAATGGTCGTTTTCCAAGTACTCACCTGGGAAACACAAGACACTGAAGACGAACACTTGATTAGTATTTTTGGTAAAACACGGGAAGGTAAATCTGTATGTGTGACGACAAGTTTCACGCCGTACTTTTTCCTGAAACTCCCTAAGAAAACATCACAATTGGACGTTCGTAATTTATATACAAAAATTAGTAAAGCGCGTCCTGAATGTTTAGTCGGGTACGACATAGTTCAAGCAAAAGATGTTTGGGGGTTTCAGAATAACGAACAATTTGCGTTCATGCAATTAAATTTCAAGAATTTGGAGGCGAGACGGAAGGTTAACGGGTCTCTGAAATATATGGATCTGGATGAAATTAATAAATCGTCTCTGTATACATACGAATATAACCTCGACCCTGTCCTGAGATTGATGCATAGAACCGGAATTCAATCTACGGGTTGGATGGATTCTGGTGAGGATTGTGTTCGTACGAATCTCGCACACGTAAACATAGACTTATTCTGTAATAATTGGAAAACACTTACACCGGTCGATACACCCGAAACAGCACCTTTTGTTGTTGCATCCGTAGATATCGAGTGTAATAGTTCGACTGGAAAGTTTCCCGATGCGGATGTTCGTAACGACGCGTGTTTTCAAATCGCGATCTCTCTGACACACTTTGGTTCCGAAATACCGTATGATAAGACGTGCCTCTGTTATAAGAAAACCGATCCGAACCTCGAGGGGTGTACGATTACGAGTTTTGCGACAGAGAGGGAAATGCTTATGGCGTTCCGTGAATATATAATGCGTCACGATGTTGATATCATTACCGGCTGGAACATATTTGGATTTGATATGGAATATATTATAAAACGCGCGAGAATGACTGGGTGCGATTCATCATTCTATGAATTGAGTAAGCTTAAGAACCATAGTTGCGAACTTAAATATAAAAAATTGTCGTCGAGTGCGCTCGGTGATAATGATCTTAAAATCGTGCCTATGCCCGGTAGGTTTATTTTTGATTTATTTCACGAAGTAAAAAAGGGATATAAACTTGATTCGTATAAACTCGATAACGTTTCTAAACTGTACCTCGGTGATAATAAAATTGATATGCCCCCGAAAGAAATGTTTGCGCGTTATAACGAAGGGGACCCCGTAAAATTACGTGAAGTCGCCGAATACTGTATCAAAGATACACTTTTACCACACCGCCTACTCTCAAAATTGTGTATTCTTATCAATTTACTGGAGATGGCTAAAGCAACGTGGGTTCCGTTATGTTACTTGGTAGAAAGGGGACAACAAATCAAAGTGTTTAGTTTATTAACGAAAAAGGCGCGTGAAACTGGGTATATGGTCCCGTCACTCCCGTGGGGGTATTCGTCGGACGTTGGATACGAAGGTGCGACCGTTCTCGAAGCGCAAAAGGGTGCGTATTATACACCGATTACGGCACTTGATTTTGAGGGTCTCTATCCATCTATCATGATGGCGCATAATTTGTGTTATTCAACACTGGTGATGGACGATAGAAGATACGGAAATATACCTGGTATAACGTACGAAACGTTCGGCGACTATAAATTTGCACAAGATGTCCCGAGTCTTTTACCCAGTATTCTTTTGGAATTGAAACAGTTTCGTAAACAGGCAAAAAAGGATATGGCAAAGTCGACCGGTGCCTTGAAAGAAATGTATAATGGTAAACAATTGGCCTATAAAGTATCGATGAACTCGGTATACGGTTTTACGGGTGCGTCGAAGGGTATGTTGCCGTGTGTCCAAATTGCATCTACCGTAACCATGAAAGGTCGGAGTATGATTGACGAAACAAAGGAGTACGTCGAAAAGAATTTTCCGGGCTCAAAGGTAAGATATGGTGACACTGATTCTGTTATGGTTGAATTTGATGTTGGAAATCGCACCGGGAAGGAAGCAATTGAGTATAGTTGGGAAATTGGTGAACGCGCTGCCGAAGAGTGCACAAAACTGTTCAAAGCGCCTAATAATCTCGAACTTGAAAAGGTATATTGTCCATACTTTTTGTATTCAAAAAAACGGTACGCGGCAAAACTATGGACAAAGGGTAAAGATGGTAACATGCATATGGACTATATAGATGTAAAGGGTCTCCAATTGGTGAGACGGGATAATACACCACACATGCGCGAAGTGTGTAAAGAACTTCTGGACGTTGTTTTGGGAAGTAGTGATACTGGACCACCGAAAGCACTCGCACTCCAACGTGCCATCGAATTAATTGAAGGTGATGTACCGAACGAAAAACTCGTGTTAAGTCAAGGTCTTTCGGATTCGTATAAGTCGCAAAATTTAGCCCACGTCCAAGTTCGAAACAAAATGCGCGAGCGACAACCCGGATCAGAACCACAATCCGGCGACCGGGTACCTTATATTCTTCTCGATACGGGCGATCCAAAGGCAAAGGCATACGAAAAAGCCGAAGATCCTAAATACGCAAAGGAACACAATTTGAAAGTGGATTATAATTACTATTTCATAAACAAATTTCTAAATCCGGTATGTGATTTAATAGAACCACTTTTCGATAACCCAAAAGAAGAAATATTTGGCGAACTTTTGACGCGCGTTAAACCAAAACGTAGAACAAAGAAAGAGGCCGCCGTCGATACGACACAGAAAAAAATAAGTGACTTATTCAAACCACTTAAAAAATAATCGCGTATATAAAATATGTCTTCGAGAAAATTACAAACACTTTTCGACGAAGAAGTCGAAACGGAGGTATATAGACGTATGGTCAAGGAAATACAAAATATTTCGGTTAAATATTCAATAAATCTAAAACTGTTACTCGCAGATATACCAAACCCGTTACATTTTTGTAAAGGATTTAAAAAGGATGGTAATCCGTGTCTTGCGAGAGCAAAAATGAACGGTATGTGCGGAAGTCATATAGATCAACCTCAACTCAAAGGACCTATAGAAATGGTTTCAAAAAATAGTTTGGGTATTAGACATACGCATAGTTTACTCGAGTGTATTTTCAAAGCGGGGTGTCCGGCATGCGAAGTATCAAAAAAGGGGTTTAGAGATTTGCGTGGAATTATGTAATAATGAACAAATCAGCTATTCTACTAACATCGATAGACACATTTTATAATATTCCCGAGAATAGAGCTATACTTTTAGACATTTTAAATAAATCGGGGGGTATTTCTTTAAGAAATCTTGAATGGTTTATCACAAACTATTCAAAGAAAAACAATTTATCATACAAAACGAACGACGGTAAAATATTTAGTGTACACTGTGCGTACAAATCAAGTTTAGATGGGTATAGTAAAAAATTATTTGATCCGTTTTGCCGATCATCAAAAATATCCTATACTGTACCGGGATCATCTGATGAAATACATACGACCGTAGCACAGTTGAATTTCATTAGATGGTGTATAAAAAATAATATAATCGAGTATATTCGTGATAATAAAAACGCGCTATTTTCTAAACAAGAGTCATAACACCATTTTCAAACATGAATGTTTGGTACCCTACATAATAAAGGTGAAGTGTATAATCACTCGTAAGTCCTGGTGCCATTGTCACATCTAAAACGGTCATATTGGATTGTAACTGCGTAAAGTCTAACATTCCCGATGGTTCCACATTAATCGGATTCATCGAGAATGCATACGTATAAATATTTCTGAAAGGTCGTGATAAACGACTCATAAATGGGACTACATATTTAAAATATTTATGGTCGGTATCTTGAACATTTGGTATATCTTGTCCATTTACGTATATTTTTGCACTCGTCATTGGTGGATTAAAAAATTCGTTCGTTATAGAATATTCTAGATTCGAAGAGAAGTTGTATCTATTTGCAAATACATTTGCGAGTAGAGTTGTTCCACCTGTATATACAGTTTCATCTTCGAACGCCTTTTGTCTAAAAAACCAGTTCAGGGTTTTTACCGGGATTTTCGGAACAAGTTGTAATTTTGCGTTTAGTGTACCGGCGGGAATATCTAAAGTTGGGTGTTTCGTAACAATATCCGTAACTAAAACGTGTCTTTTACTTGTTATATATGCGCGTTCACTTGGTTCGAGGGTTATTTCTTCGGTCACAATTTGAAAACTATTAATCGTAAGTATATCGGTTTCATTCGTGAAGAATTGTTGGTTATGAAACTCCAAATCAAATTGAAGTTTCTGTTTATTTATAGCACATAGTGGAAAGTAAGGTCTATTTGGTTTATTTGTTTCGTATTCATCACTTTCATACTTACGCGAAAAGAGTAAAGGTATAGGGATAAAAACACGCGATTTAGATTGTGCTAAAAATTGATTACCTTTAATTAAAGATGTATCTTCTGCATTATTTCTATTTACGGTATACCTTTTCGTACGCTTTTCAGATTCATCGAGGTATAATTCATCATAAATGATTCCCCAATCATCGTGGAATATTTCAACGACCGTTTCGTCGACGCGCATAGTCACAGACTTTAAAATGTGTCGTCCAACCTGATCGGCATAATAACTATTACTACCAGTTAAAGCTGGTAATTCTATCGATACATACATATTTGCTAAAAGATCACCCATATTTCGTGGATTGAGTGTGATTTTTATGGTATCACCGAACGGCCATGTCGATGAAGATGTTCCGGGTTTATTTACACTAAAATTTTTATGAAACTTTGTAAAGTTTGAGTGCTGTTTTGGTTCATACTTAAAGAGTGAATGAATAGGATCATCCTCCAAAAGGTATGTATCCTGTTTACCAATTGCATTAAGTGATAGTATAGCACCGGTATCTGGGCCAGATGTATCGCACATACTTACTACTTATTGTTTATATATTTTTAAATCACTTTTCCACATATCGATGTGATTTGTATTTTGAAGTATATCGAGTTCGGTTTTTGTTTTTATCGTATCTTCCCTGAGACTTTGCACGGCCTCGAGTGTGTACTGATACGTCTTGATATTCAAGAGATAGTCGTATGAACCATCAATTTTATCGAACATCTTCTCCATTTCAGATTCGAGTTCGGACCGTTTACGTTTGAAAACAATCAGTTTTTCGTGTATGACCATATCGACAAACCTCGACATATTTTCCAATTTTTTGGTCTTTTCTTTTAAGACATGAATAAGGTACGCCTTTCTTTTCTTGTACGTTTCGGTCCGTATTTTAACAAAGTCTGTAAGAATTTCTTCTGGACTTTCGTATTTATGGATACCCCTCGTTGGGTGAAATAAGTGCATATTTGATACGTGAAATGTCTTTTGAAGTTTAAAATCCTTTACGATATCCTTACCCGTATACCCCTCGATAACGAAATCAACATTTTCGGTAGTGCTGTTATTGACATAATTTGCGATATTCTTTTTATCCATGAGTGTATCGAGATACTCTTTGTATTCCTGTGTCCACCGACCCGGTGGAAGTTCGGTAATTTTTATTTTATTACCTGCCTGTGTCCATACACCTTCAGTGACCCAAAACCCTTCGTCGTTACTGAAAACACGTCCCTTGAATTTATCAAACCATGGTTTCATGGGAACGAGATTTTCACCATCAATAACCCTATTTATATTCGCACATATATCTTCGGGATTAAACGGTGGTATATACGAACTGAAACCTGTCCCTATACCTTCTGTACCATTTACCAAAACGGTCGGTAAAATTGGAACGTAATATTCTGGTTCAATTTGTTTACCGTCATCATCTAAGTATTTCAAAACTGGATCATCTTTCGCATCAAAGAGTGTTCTCGCACTTTTAGTAAGTTTCGTGAATATATACCTCGTTTGACTCGCATCTTTACCACCCATAAGTCTCGTACCGAATTGACCACACGGTTCGAGTAAATTAATATTATTTGAACCCATAAAATTGTGTGCCAATTTTACAATCGTATCGGCCAAAGACACTTCACCGTGGTGGTACGATGTTTTCTCGGAGACGTAGGCCGCTAATTGGGCGACCTTCATTTCGGATGTAAGATTTTTAGCGAAACACGCGTATAAAACTTTTCTTTGTGACGGTTTCAAACCATCTGAAACGTGTGCGATAGACCTTTTCAAATCCGCGAGACTGAAATTGACGAGATCTTTATGAATGAAATCCGATATATTGAGACGCTCGACGTTTCCGTAAGGAACTTCAAGTTCAGACGCCTTCTTTTCTGTACTTTCGAGGAGCCACGTTTTTCGTAAATCTGATTTTGTCTTGTCGAACGCGAGAATTATTGATTCGTCCATGGAATCATCCGCATCAAATTGAACCGTAAGTTCTTTTATCTTTTTGAAATATTCGCGTGCCTCTGCCGATGTGGATGTACCGAGACCCTTGTAATATTTGATTTTCCATCCCTGCTTACCACTTCCATACCACTGTCTAAACGTTGAGTCGGTATAGAACGATTTTGTCTCCGACCCTTTCGACGCCTTTATAATCGGGGTGACCATACTGACAAGAAATTTTAATTCGAGTAAACTCGGCCAAAAATAATGAATCATGTTAAGTATGAGTCCCTTGATATGACTCCCGTCGTTATCTGCATCCGTCATGATCATGAGACGCCCGTAACGAAGTTCAGACAGTGATGTATATACTTTACCTTGTTGTAATCCCAAAATCTTTTTGAGATCGTTAAACTCTTTGTTTTCCGTAAGCTGTTTGACACTTGCGTCCCTCACGTTTTTACACTTACCCCGGAGAGGAAATACCCCATAATGGTCTCGACCAACAACCGAAAGACCGGCAATTGCGAGTGTTTTCGCAGAATCCCCTTCAGTTACGATAAGCGTACACTTTTCGGAGTGTGCCGTACCCGCCTTGTTCGCATCATCAAGTTTTGGGATACCCGTTATTTTTGATTTACGAGACCCATCCGTTTTTTTGAGTTCTTTCATTTCACGGAACTTTGATAATGATAAGAGTTCGGCTTGAATACCCGTCTTTAAAATGTTTTTTATAAACGTCTTTGGTGGTTCAAATTTACTCCCGAAATCCTGTGGTTTGAGTGTACACTCGGATTTAACCTGACTACTGAAACTTGGATTGACGAGCGTTGCTTTTACAAAAACAAAAAACGCATTTTTAACCTGTTGTGGGCGAAGTTTTATCTTTTTTGCCATATCTTCAATGATACCATTTGCAATAGTACCCGAAACGTGATCGACGTGTGATCCACCTTTTGTCGTACAAATACCATTTACAAATGATACGTGTTCGAATCCGTCTTCGGATGGTGCAATACAGACCGACCAACGTTCACTCGTAAACGTACACATTTCATCTGATTTCGTATACATTTTGGCGTACGCGTTAAAGGCACACTTTGGTAAAAGTTCGTCTTGAAACTTCACTTTACAGTTCTGCGATGTACATATATTTGCATCGTGTACCCGTTTCTCAAAAATCTTATATATGGAATCATCCATTTCGGTCATACCGAACCGTGCCCAATCAGGTATGAATGATACACAAACACTCGATGTCGTTCCAGCATACTTTTTTATTTTGGGCGGTCGACATTTTTTCATATTATCACTCCATTCCTGTGTATATACACTCTTGTTTTCACCATCTTTTATCTTTATAGAAAACTTTGTCGAATAAACATTCGTAAGTTTCGCGCCGTAGCCGTTACGACCACCAACAACCCGTTCCTGTGTATCGTCATAGTTCGTACTCGTAAGTAAATGACCAAACGTTAATTCGGGATTCCATATATCTTCCTTTTCGTGCATTTTAATAGCGATACCCCCGAGTGGGCCGTTATTTTCAATCGTTATTTCACCACTCGTTTTGTCGATTGAAACACTCAGTGACGTTACATTTTTTGGATACATGGAATTACGATCGATCGCATTTACCAATATTTCATCGAATATTTTTAAAAGTGCTGGCGAATAAACAACCATTTTCTTTTCAAACGTACCATTTTCGTGAATCCAGTAGGGTTCACCAACACGTGAAACTGGACCGACGTACGAATCCGGACGTTTCAGTATATGTTCCACGTGTGTAAGTTTTTGGATACTTTCACTCATTTTATATATTTTTTAATCATCGTGGTTCTTACTTAAGTATCTTTTTAACCCGTCAAACCAGAACAGTATTTCTTCCCTTGATTTTGATTTCGGTCTTGAACAAATATTTTTTGTACGACCACATTCACGAGCACGTAATTTCACGGGGTCAATTTTATATGAATTGAGATGACACGCATAACAAACACGTTTCAATGTCGTATTTATAAATTTATAATACTCTTCGTTATTAAATATAAAAATCGGACGTAATTTTCTATATTTTCGTACGATGATACGTTCTTCGGAGCTGCGTGTGTGAACACAAGGTTCTAGTGGGCATTCACACAAATAACATTCCTTAGTCCACTTGATATACATACTACCATATATTGTGTTCTATTTTTTAACCTAAGTTATTTTTATTTATAAAAAAGATAAGTAAAAATGTCTCAATATTTCCGAACGTGTACCATTCAAACAAATTTTAGTGATACTAAAAATGTACTCACTAAAAAACATCAATCAAATGTTCAAAACTATGAAGATTGCTTACGTATATCTAAGAATTTGAACATAACTCGTAAAACGCCCGAAGAAATGGCGAGTATAATAGATAAAATGAGAAAAAGAAAAATTGAATGTCAGAACAAAAAACCTATACAGGTTATACATTCCATACCGGAAAAACCGGTGTATGCAACTAAAATATGTCAGGCCTTCACTTTATCAGGGAAGAAGTGTGCATTCAAAGCGGTATGCGGGTGTTATTGTAAAAAACACAAAATTGATGATACTGATGTGTTGGGAACGAAGCCAAAAATAAATATTCCATTATTATAAATGTTAGATCAGGAAACACTTAGACCCGTCATAATAGCAATGGCACTTTATCTTGCAATTTCAAAAATCGTACCGGAACTTATTAAGAAGCCAACTAATATTAAATTTATCGATGATATCATTGCCATGCTCATTGCACAAAGAGGCTCTCTCATGTCAGGAGCCATTTTAACTGGTATCATTATCTTCCTCACTAATTACATTACTGATGAATTCATGTAATACACTTTCTCTACTCGTCAACACACGCGTCCTCGGGTGATCCATATACCGCAGTTTCTTGGTATATGCATCTTCCATAAATTCACGAAGTTGGTCCTCGTCGGGTTTCCCCCATTGCATACCCGCCTTAAATAGAAAATCGTCCTTGACCAAATATTGGAGACCACACTTTATCATATATGGTGTTTCAATATATTCGGGTGCACCCCCGTATTCTGTTATGATAACGGGTTTGTTTCGCAATGCAGCTTCGACCGCACCCATACCAACACCTTCGGAACTCGAAAAACTTACGTAACAATCGCACCTCGCGTGTATATTTTCCATCTCTTCGTCCGATAGTAACCCATTTATGATTTCAACATTTGGTATACGTGCTAATACCGGTTCTTTACACGTCGCTTTGATAACCAGGCGTGCATCGTGTTTATTCATACGAACAAACGTTTCTAAAATTTTATTAAAATTTTTACGTGGATCGTATACATTACCTATATGATAAAATGTATATGGTCTTTTATCTGGTATATGTACATGTATAATATAAAACTTAGTATCGGGAAACTGACGTGAAAACACACGACGACAAAATTCGCTCGGTACTGCAATTTTATCAAATAATGCAAAGAGTTTACCGTAATCTTCGTGGACCGTTTCAGTTTCACAGACGGTCATACATATGACATCTTTGATTTTCCGTTTAATCTCGGGTATTTTATCCAGCCAGTGAGGTATAGGTAACGCAAAAATGAACGCCTTTTCGGACTCGGGTATTTCTTCTTGAATCTGTATATATTTACTCCTGGGAAAAATGTCCATATATTTTTTACAGTGTTGTCCTATACCCGATAAAAGTGTAGGACCAATGAATAACATTTAATATAAAGATAATATTTCTTTTATATATATTACGCGATGGACTCTATCAGAAAACAAATTGATGCTGCACTCCAGCGACCAAAAATTAACAAGGAAACTATGTATGGTATTATCAGACAGATACTAGATGTTATTGAACAACAGGCCCCAGTCGCTGAACCAGTCGCTGAACCAGTCGCTGAACCAGTCGCTGAACCAGTCGCTGAACCAGTCGCTGAACCAGTCGCTGAACCAGTCGCTGAACCAGTCGCTGAACCAGTCG